AAACGATATACGTTTAAAGGACGTGGAAGTTGCTCCGTACTTATATGAGTATGATAGGACTAAAGTGAACGATGCTGGTGAAATATCAAAATGTAAGTCAACAAGAGGTTTCGATATTTTAAAACAAGTCTATGGTAACTACGCTAAGGACAAATTAGTGGATGCTAAATTAGCTGACAAACCATTAACTATGACACATTTAATGAAAATCATCGATAGATTGGATACTTTTTTAGAGGACGATTTAATGGATGAGGCTGATGTTAGTTTCTTTTCTGATATTTCAGATTATGGTAAAAAATTAACAAACTTAAATTCGGCGGTTAATGAATGGTTTAGAAAATTTTGTAATGTCACAAATCCAATACCAACGGACGGTGACGATGATGGGAGATACTTTGAATTTAAGAGAGAATATCAGGGTGGGTTTTTAAAAGAAAAAAATACTGTTAATGGTAAGGATAAGGAGTCTACGTTTGATATTATAAATGATAAAAAACATAACTTATCTTTAAAGAAAATATTAGACGAATATATTAAAACTTTAAGTGAGATTAAATATTTCGGAAAACACCAAAAGTTATCGTTAAAAACAAATGAAAAAGGTAAGTCTAAGGAAATCGAATATAACTCGATTAGTCTGTCATCTTTAAATCACGAATTATTCTTCTATAATAAGACGAATAAACAAATGAGGTTAGATAATTTTCTCAAAGAATTGGAGAAGGTATTTACTCAATATACCGAAGAATTTGACTTAGTTAAAGACCAAGTTGAGGAGATAATTAGTCAGATACAAAACGATTATTTAGGGTTCAAACCAACATTAAAAAATGTTATGGGTGTGATATTAGCGAATACAGAAACTTTCTTAAAAGTGATGAAGTATACGCATGATAAAGCATATGAAAGTAGATTTGATAAGGATAGGAAAAAAGGTATTGAAAATCCTGATAATCCTGATTCGGTAAACGATATTGTTTACCCGTTTCCTACAATCTACGATAAAAACAAAGAGGGTCGTTTAGAGGAGTTTTATCCTGGTGACCCTATGGTAAAAAGAAAATTAAAATCACACGACACTAATAAGTGGCCTGAAATTAAGCTGGTTGAGGAGTACATCTCAGCGTCAACAACTAAAGGGTCTATATCTGCTGAATTTTGTGATACATCGGTGAATGTAGAGACACCAAAGAAAGATGGTAAGACTAAGAAAGGTATATTTTCTAAGGATTTGACTGATACGGAGGGTGCGTTTAGTGAGTCTTCGTTTTCAGAATTGGTTTATCGACTATATAATAGAGCTATTTACTCGTCTGTAGGTACTGCGTATTCTGAGGAGACCATTAGGGTACTTGGGTATGAAGATGCTAAGAATGGTGAATACTCAATTAATCGACTACTTAACGGTAAGGGATTATTTAAAGAGGGTGTTAAGACTCTTGACCAAATGTATGGTGGTGGTTATTTACAGAAAGATGTACAATTATATGAAACTGCGAAGTCTCTTGAGTTAACCGATTCTACCGAAAAATTTGCAGAAGAAAGAAATGGGTTTACCATAATGGGTGATGATGGTACTACGTCTAACTTTGCTAAGGCGGATGAGGTATTACTTAAAGAGTTTAAAACGTATAAGGAACATGGTATGGAACCATATCCATATATTAATAAGACGTGGGTTGAAAATAATTTAAAGAATAAGAATAATGTATTTAATAGAAAATTAAGTACTAAGTACTCTGAGGGGTTAAAATATACGGTTTCTGATAGTGAGATGGATATAACTAAAAAAGATTTATTTCTTAGTTGTGATATGAATCCATTACAGACACCAAAATTCGTTACGTCTGAATCACATATTGCTCGAGCGTATTGGTTGTTAAATACTATACCAACAAAATCATTGAGAGATGAATATAAGGTTGGTGATTTGAGTGAAAATTACTTCGCTAGGTTTATGGGGGGTGATGTAAAAGAAATTAGTAGAGCTCAATTATTGAAATGGGGTTCTATATGGTATAGATATACTAATAAAATCGAAAACAATTCAGATATACTTGATGAGGTTTGGGGTGACTTAGATATTTCCCAATTTAGTGGTGATGGTGAGTATACGGATTCGGATGGAAAGACAAGAGTCATAAGTTACGATACGGCAACGAATTTTAGTTTAGGTTTTTATCCTGAATTAATTGTTAAAAAACTTAATGAAATTATACCTGATGAAGAGTTTAGTGTGTCAAAAATACAATCTTACATCGATGATAAAAAATTGGTGGTAAAACGCTTAGGTACTATTGTTACGGATATAATGTTAACGTCGGAAGACGCTCAAAGTATCGACTTATATAGGTGTTATTATATTCATAAAGATGGGATTATTAGATTACCATCTTATGTTGGAGATATACCTGTTGGGATTAAATCGGATGAAATACCATTGTTCGTGAATAGGTCAGTTTCTGAAGATTGGGACGGTAAATTTAATCATATATTTAATAATGTTTTAAACGTCCGTCTAAAACGGACTGTTTTAAACCCCCCAAACTCTGATAAGTACGTGTTTAATAGTGATGGTAAGTTATCTTATAATCATATTGAGGACTTAGTCTCGTTATTTAGTTATGAGACGTTAGAACAGTTTAAAAACATGTTTCTAAAATTTACTAGAGTAAAAACTAATAAATTGGGTGTGTCGTATCAGGACTTTTACCATAAGTTTTTAAAAACAAAAGAAACGGAAATATCAGATTTTTTCACTAGAGATAATATGAAGGATATTTTGGATGATTCACAGTTAGGGTTACCTATTAAGTTTGCGTTAGATAAGGCGGTAAATGTTAAGTTATCTGTGTTATCGTCTTTTACTAATAATTTGATTAAAAGTCCGTTAACCTTCGCTAAGTTTGATGGGCAGGACGATAATTTATTTAATAAGATTATAGGTCCTGTCGAAAATGTCTCAGTCAATAATATTAGAAAAAGTTTTTTCGGATTAGCGGATATTGATGCTAGTGAAACAAACATGAGAAACTTTAAAGGTATTATCAATGTATGGGCGGAATGGAAGTTATCAAACACAGGTGGTGATATTGAGGGGTTTAAATCGTTTCTAACACCAATTAATGGTAAGTTTATGGATAAGGTTAATATCTACATAGATAGTATATTTACTCATTTCCAATCACTTATTAACAATGAAGATAATAATAGTTCACTCGAAAAGAGTGTGAGCGACTTATCGGGGGTTGAAATACAGAAAATTACTTATCGTAATTTAAAGAATATTAACGATACGTGGATTGGTGGGTTTGATTGGGATAAAGTTAACTTAGCTAAACTTTTTAAATATTTAAACTATCTTAATGAGCCTATTGGTGATAAATTTTTAATGGATGTTAGAGTATTAAAAAAATACTTTAATGAATCGAATAAAGGTAAACCAATCGCTTCGTTTATCTCAATGTTACTTAAAGATAATTCGTTGTCAGAACCAATGGCGTTTGCGTCTAGTGTTAACTTCTATGGTAACTTAACGAATTCATCGGAAAACATGACAGATGCTAGAAAATTAGCTAACGATGTTTTTGGTGTTCACACAACGGTTAAGAAAAATGGTTTCCCTGGTTTTGTTGTTTTCTTTAGGTCTAACGAGTCTGAATATTTAAACATTAAAAAACCTGATTTTGGGTATAAGGGGGATTCGATGGATATTACATCTTCTGAACCAAATCCATTAACGGATAAAGTGCCCGATGCGTTACAACTAAGAGAAGGTAATCGAGGGGTATCATTTAATGTTGACTTCGGAATACAAAATCAAAACATATTCAATGACTTTACGATTCAATCGTATGATGGTATTAAATCTGGTGAGGAATTAATAGTTACGGAGAATATCGCGAATATGAAAAAAGGAACTACGGCTTCGTCAATATCTACTAATTTATTAGATGTTATGAAAACGAGAGTTTATTCGTGTACCATTAAAATGATGGGTAATGCGATGATACAACCATTTATGTACTTTAATTTAAGATACATACCGATTTATTCTGGTACATATTTTATATTATCGGTACAACATACCCTTTCACCTGATACGGGAATGGTCACAACTTTCACGGGTGTTAGAATATCAAAGGCTAGTGTTTCAGATATTGATACTGGTATGGTTAAAGCGAGAAGAAATTTATTAGATAATTTAATAGATAAGTTGGTTAAGAAAAAGAAAACTTTGGAATTAACGAAACCTAATGTTTATGGTGGTGATACTGATAACCAAGGTAATACAGGTGTTAATAACACTGCGGATGTTGGTTGTAAAGTTAATACAAAATATTGGGGTGAACTACCTAAATACGATGTACCAAATACACTCACTAGACTTACTGATGTTAGACTTAAAGAGTTATTGGTGTTAGCATCAAATGAGTTAAACTACTCACAATCGGTTAAAGATGGTCTTATGACAATGACATTCTGTGTCTCTAAGAGAGAACAGGGTCGAGGTGATGGTGTTAGATTTTTCTACGACAACCCATTTGGTTTGCACTTAGATGGTAATGGGCAAAGTGTTTTTAAACAAAGTGTTAAAGGTTACTTCTGTCCCGCAACGAGTGATGGTTACGTTAGGTCGACGGCAGTTTTCCATGATGTGACTACTGAAAAAATTGATGATGGTATTGTAAATGCTTACGCATCGTTTATGAAAGTGATGTATGGTAGAGGTCAAACTTATTATAACGATACGAAACATTGGGAAGGTGATAACTCCAAAAACCCCGAATACTTAGCAAGTTTATGGGCATTTTATTGGAATACAAGTTATAAAGCGATTGATGGTGGTGAAGGTAAAGGTAAGTTAGTTAGTTCATATAATGATGGATTTGTTAATTACACTAATGGGTCTAAAAAAGACTATTCAAATGAGATTGATAACTTCACTAAGTTTAGAGCAAGATTTAATAAATCATAAAAAACCGATATTTTAATATTTGGTTATATTTATATATAAACACATTAACATGGAAAATAATAAATTACAAGAAGCATTAAATCAATTCTTAGGTAAAAACGTTGTTGTAGAAGACAAAGGTGAGTATCAAGAAGTATGTGATTTACAGACAGGTGATTGTTATACAATTAGAACAAAAGATGGTTTGATTGAAAGACAGACTAGATTGGATAAGAAATTTATAACTGAGGACGGTAGAACGTTACTTAGAGGATAATATATATTATGAAAAAGACACAAAAAGAACTTTTAAATGAAGAGTTAGGTAGATTTATGTCAATCAACACTTATGTTGTGAACATGAACGAACAAGAATTAGAAAGTACGGAAGAAGAACCATCAACAGAATTACCAACAGATATGGGAGATGAAGAACCTATAGAGGATGTTGAAGTGAGTGATGAGTCAAGTGAAGACGAGTTAGGTGGTGGTTTATCAGGTTCGTTAGCTGGAGGTTCTGAAGAAATTGAAGCGGATTTAGAAGCGGATGTTGAAATTGAGTCGGATAGTGAAGAAGGTACTGAGGAAGTAGATGTTACGGATTTAGTAGACGGACAAAAAGAATTAGAAGAAAAATTTAAATCAACAGAAGAAAAAATATCTCAATCAGTGGAAAAAGTTGATGGGGTGTTTAGTAAACTAGATGATTTAGAAGCTAAGATGGGTGAGTTAGATAAATTGTATAGTGCAATTGGTGACTTAGGTGATAAAATTGAGAAATCAATACCAAAAACACCTGAACAAAAATTAGAATTACGTTCATTAGATTCTTATCCTTACAATCAGAAATTAACAGATTTCTTTGATGATAAGGAAGTTGAAATGGATGTGACTGGTAAAGACGAATACGTACTAACTACGGATGATGTTAAGAATATGTCAGATAATGACATTAAAGGTACATTCGTTGCACCTGAAGAGGTTGAGGAAAATTAATTAAAACATTTTAATTAAAAAGATAAAGGGGTACGAAAGTATCCCTTTTTTTTATTCCTCATATATTTATATGTATGGATATTAAAGCGACTATTAAAGAAGACTTAGCGGTTTGGTTTGGAACTAAGAAAAAACCGAAGGGTAGTAAACAACCAAAAGGTCCGTGGGTTAATATTTGCAAGAATAAAAAGGGGGGTGGACATCCACCTTGTGGTCGTTCTGATGATGATGGTGACGGAAAAAAAGATGGTGCGTATCCTAAATGTAGGGCCGTTCACGTGGCCTCTAAAATGACTGATGAAGCTAAGAAAAAAGCTTGTAGTCAAAAAAGAAGAGCAGAAAAGAAAACACCGAAGTCAGGTAAGGGTAATAAACCGACAATGGTATCCAACAAAAACTTAAAAGAAAATATGTCAAAAACAGTTAAAATTACAGAAAAGGAACTATACACTATAGTTGAAAATGTTATTAAAGAACAAAAAGAAAAGTTATCGAAGTTTGATTCGGTATCAGATATTGCTGAGTGGTCGAATATAGTGTCTAAGTATTCAGGTGACGATTTTGGGTTTGTTGAGTATAAAAGATTTCGTGCGGCTACTGATAGTGATGGTGAGTATTTAGCTCATTGGGACCATAAATTAGGTAAAGGGTTTTTTGACGAAATGAGTTTAATACCTGAAACACACTTAGAAGGTTTAGGTATTGTAAAAGATGATAAAGAATATGAATTCTTTTCTGACTTACAGGAATCAGACCTAATTGAAGGTAAGAAAGACGGTAAAACTAAAAAGAGTAAAAATACTCTTTGTGTTCGTGGTAAATCGGCAGCTAAGAAAAAGTTTGATGTTTACCCATCGGCATATGCTAATGGATATGCGGTTCAGGTCTGTCAGGGAAAGATAAAAGGACTTGATGGTAACAAAAAGTGTTCAGGAAAATATTGTAAGGGTAAGAAGTAAATCGAGTAGATAACTTTATTATTATATGAATTAAGGTTACATTTAGGTGTAACCTTTTTTTATGGACTTTTATTATTCTTATGGACCAGTAGAAACAACCACACCGTGGGATAGACCGACATGGGATACCTTTTATGAGTGGTGGGATGAATTCAAACAACTTGAGGGAGTGTCTGACTACGAATTTTATATTTCGGGTAGTTCTTTGGTTGATATAGAAAATACATGGGATATTGATGTTATAGTAACCGGCAATATAAAAGATTTTGTATCTTTAAGTCGGTTAATCCAAAGGGGTAGAGAACTTGGGTTCGAAAAAAAAATCTACATTGATATGATTTATTATAATTCCATTGAGTTTTGTTATGGAGAATTAACGGAAGAGAATAGAAAGTATTATTTAAAAGGTCGATTAGGTGGTACAGAGACTAAGATAGTAAATGATGTGGTTGAGTTTGAATATAGTAGAGAGGCGGACTACTCACCATATGAAGAGTTAGGTTCGGATTTAATATTCTACTATGTTAGATATCCAGGTGCTAAACACTTCAATAATAAAGAGAGATACTTACCAACTAACAGAGTTAAAAAACTCGAATATTAAGACTAACCTTCACATATTTTTATTGACTTATTGAATAAAAGGCTTACATTTGTAATGGGTTTAGTAACCAAACACGAGAACGGGTTATAACCGAACAATAAATTAATAATTAAATAAAAGTAAACATGTCAAACATTTTAGACGCCGTACTACAACAGTACGCATCAAACAAAATCGAGCCGAAATCGAACTCGAACAAAATGTCTCAGGACGAGAGACTAAAAAAGTATTTCACTACTATCTTACAAAAAGGTGATAGAGAAGGACAAAAAAGAGTACGTATCCTACCTACTACTGATGGTACGTCACCATTCAAAGAGGTATGGTTCCACGAATGTCAAGTTGGTGGAAGATGGATGAAAATCTATGACCCGGGAAAGAATGAGGGTAAACGTTCACCATTGAACGAAGTTAACGAAGCACTTATGATGACAGGTTCTGAGCAAGACAAAGTCTTAGCTAGACAGTACAAGTCACGTAAATTCTATATCGTTAAAGTAATCGACCAAGACAAACCAGAAGATGGTGTTAAATTTTGGAGATTCAAACACAATTATAAAGGTGATGGTATCTTAGATAAAATCATTCCAATTTGGAAGAACAAAGGTGATGTAACTGACCCAACGGTTGGGAGAGATTTAATCCTTTCACTTTCATTAGTAAAAGCACCAAACGGAAAAGAATACACTAACGTTGCGTCAATCATGTATGATGACCCAACACCTATTTCTACGGATGCGGCACAACAATCAGAGTGGACCGATAACGTAATGACATGGGAAGATGTATACGCTAAGAAAGGTGAGGAGTATTTAGAGGCTATCGCTCAAGGTCACGAACCAAGATGGAGTTCAGATGCTGGTAAATACGTTTATGGAGACGGTGAAAACACCGTAGAGATTTCAGGTGGAACGTCTACAACTACAAAAGTAGAAACGGTTTCAGGTAATACTGTTACACAAACAGAGGTTAAGATTGAGGATACTCAAGTAAATGCTAAGACAGACGAAGACTTACCGTTCTAATAACACACAACTAATGATGGTACCGACATTCGTGTCGGTACCATTTATTTACACAAAATAATATGGCATTAAAGAAAAAAGATTTTAGTAGTATTAAGTCAAAATTCTCAAAACAGGCTAAGTTTAAAGCTGATAAGTTTTTTGATTTAGGTTCGGCTTTTTTAGATGCGACAGGATTACCAGGACCTGCTATGGGACACATCAATATGATGTTAGGACATTCAGATACAGGTAAGACGACGGCATTAGTAAAGTCAGCAGTAGACGCTCAGAAGAAGGGTATATTACCTGTGTTTGTGATTACTGAACAGAAATGGGATTTTCCACACGCAAAGTTGATGGGATTAGAAATTGATGAGGTAGTAGATGAAGAAACAGGGGAAATTGAATATGATGGGTTTTTCTTATTCAATAACCACTTTGAGTATATTGAGCAAATTACAGATTATATCAATGAACTGTTAGATGCTCAAGCTAAAGGTGACTTACCATATGACTTACTTTTCCTTTGGGATTCAGTGGGTTCAGTACCATGTAAAATGACTTATGATGGTAAGGGTGGTAAACAACACAATGCTTCGGTATTGTCGGATAAAATTGGAATGGGTCTTAATCAAAGAATCTCAGGTTCTAGAAGAACAGATAGACCTCACACCAATACATTACTAGTGGTAAACCAACCATGGGTTGAGTTACCAGATAATCCATTTGGACAACCAAAGATAAAGGCTAAAGGGGGAGAATCGATATGGTTAAACTCTACGTTGGTATTTTTATTTGGTAATCAAAAAGGTGCTGGTACCACTAAGATTTCGGCGGTAAAGGACAAAAGAAAGGTAAGGTTCGCAACGAGAACAAGAATTTCTATCATGAAAAATCACGTAAATGGTATGGGGTATGAAGATGGAAGAATTTTAGTTACCGCACACGGTTTCTTATCAGGAAAAGATAGTACAGAGGAGAAGAAATCATTAGAACAATACAAAGCAGATAACGCGTCTTTTTGGGGTGGTATGTTAGGTATTGATGGTGATTTTGGTATTTCAGTTGACGGAGAGTAGAAAGAATATATGGTTTAACCTTTCAAGGTATATAAATGAAAAATACGTTAATAGTTGACGGAGACAACTTATTTAGAATAGGATTTTACGGAGTAAAGAACTTTTATAATAAAGGAAAACACGTCGGTGCTATATACCATTTTTTAAATACAATTAAGAGACATCTTCAGGCTCATAACTACGACAAAATTGTTGTTTTTTGGGATGGGTCTGAAAACTCTTCGTTTAGAAGAAAACTTTTTTTACATTATAAGGATAATCGTAAAAGTAGAAATCTATCGGAAGAACAACAAGAGTCTTACGACTTCCAAAGGCAAAGGGTAAAACAATACTTAGAGGAATTATTTGTTAGACAATCAGAGTTTACTGTTTGTGAGGCGGATGATAACATCGCGTTTTATTGCCAAAATTCAGAGAACGAAAATAAAGTTATTTTTTCATCGGATAAGGATTTAACACAACTCATTAGTGATGATGTAAAAGTGTTCTCTCCGAATAATTCATACATGTATGGGTTGGGTGATAAAATAGAACTTAACAAAGTAGATATACCAACATATAATGTTGCCTTAACAAAGATTTTTGTTGGTGATAAAAGTGATAATATTGATGGTATTCAGATGTTAGGGGAAAAAACCTTCGTTAAACTTTTCCCAAACGTATTAGAAGAAGAGGTATCAATCGAACAAATTATTGAACAAGCGGAACGTATATTCTCTGAGGATAAGAATAATCGTCTAATTAACAATCTACTAACGGGTAAAACTAAGAGAGGTGTATTTGGAGAAGAATTCTTAAGTATTAATAAACAAATCGTAGATTTAAGCGTACCTTTGTTGACTGACGAAGCAAAAAATGATATACTTGAATTAGTGAATGAACCATTAGACCCTTCAGGTAGAGGTTGGCAAAACTTAATTAAAATGATGCATGAAGATGGATTATTTCAATTTTTACCTAAAAGAGACGATGGATGGACAGAGTTCTTCACGCCACTCTTAAAATTGGCGAGAGCAGAAAAAGAAACATTTAGTAAAACAAACAAAAGAAGAAGACATGAGAGAAAAAAATGATAACTCAACAAAATTCGAGTTTCTATTAAAATTGAATGACAACATTGTGTGTCAAAGATATTTTAACGTTAAGAGTTATAACCCTAAGACATTAAAATCTTTAGAACTTCACCAAGAAGTTTTAGATGTTGTTAATGAGCTTAAGGAAACTTTAAAGTACAAAACAAGTGACTATATGGCCGAAAATTACCATATGTTTCTTGATGGTAATGACTTAGAAAAGGACAACACTTTAAATGACTATTTCACAATATCTATCCGTAAGGACGATAAAAATGTAATTACTCGTTACTTTGAAGGTTCTATCTACCCACCTAAGGTAAGATATACGGTGGATATCAGACCATCATTGAGAAGAATCTTAAAAGATTTCACCGACACATTGTCAGGAAAAAACGCAACAACAAACTATCTAACTTACAAACTTCAGTAGTATTTATCTAAGGGTAGTTAATTAAACGAGCATATATGAAGGATAAAAATTTTGGATATTTAGGTCATAGTTTTCAGATATCTTTACTCAACAATTTAGTTGAGGATAAGAGATTTGCTACGAGCATCATTGATGTGATAGACCCAAAATATTTTGACAATCAATATTTTAAATTGATAGGTCAAATGGTGAAAGAGTATCATAGAAAATATGAGACTTCACCTTCATATGACGCACTTGAACAAATCGCGAGACTAGAGGTTACTCAAGAAATGGCACAGAGAAATGTCATGGATATGATTAAGCAAGTCAAAGCTCACGAATCCAAAGACCCATTATTCATTCAGGATAAGGCTACTAAATTCTGTAAACAACAGGAGTTGGGTAAAGCTATGGTTAAGGTTAAAGAAATAATGGACAAAGGGGACTTTGAAAATTACGAAAAGGCTGAAGGATATATTAGAGAAGCGTTACAAGTTGGTGAGAAAGATTTAGGGACACAAGATGTATTCGACCATTTAAGTACTGTTTTAGAAGATGACTATCGACATCCAATACCTATGGGTATTGATGGGTTAGATAATCTATTAAACGGTGGATTGGCTAAGGGAGAACTTGGGGTTATATTAGCACCTACTGGTGTTGGTAAGACAACAATACTTAGTAAGATTGCGAACTCCGCGTATAATTTAGGGTATAACGTACTTCAAATATTCTTTGAGGATAATCCTAAAATTATACAAAGAAAGCATTTCACGATGTGGACAGGTATTGCTCCTCAGGAGTTATCAGAAAATCGTGATGATGTGATATCAAAGGTCAATGAAATTAAAGCCAATAATGAAGGTAAATTAATTTTGAAAAAGTTACCATCCGACTCTCTTACATTGGGACAAATTAAGAGTCAGGTCAGGAAGATAATCGCAGAGGGTACTAAAATTGATTTAATCGTTATGGATTATATTGATTGTGTGGCGGCTGAGAAAAACTTTAGTGGTGACGAATGGAAAAGTGAGGGTAATATAATGAGACAATTTGAGGCTATGTGTTACGAATTTGATGTTGCTGCTTGGACTGCAACTCAAGGTAACCGTTCTTCGATTTCATCTGAAGTCGTTACGACTGACCAAATGGGTGGTTCGATTAAAAAGGCACAGGTGGGTCACGTCATTATATCCGTAGCTAAAACACTTCAACAAAAAGAATTAGGATTAGCTACTATCGCTATTACTAAGAGTCGTTTAGGACAAGACGGGGTTGTATTTGAAAACTGTAAGTTCGATAACAAATTATTGAATATTAGTACAGAACAAACAAATACGTTCTTAGGGTTTGAAACAAACAAAGAAGAGAAAAGAAGGGACCGTGTTATACAAGCACTACAAAGAAGGGAACAAACTTTAGGGAAATCAAAATCAGTAAATAATTAAAAATTATTATGGAAGAATTAAGACCTATTTTAACAAATAGTAAGGAACGTTTTGTTATTAAACGTACGGGTGAGAAGGTGAACTTTGAGTCTGAAAAAATAACAAATGCGGTTATCAAAGCGATGAATGGTATCGGGGATGTTGATGTTGTAATGGCTGAAAAAATCTCTAATATAACCGTTGATGGTTTATTTAAGTATGACACATCTAAAGTGCCACATGTTGATGAAATACATGATATGGTGGAGAACAAATTAATGGACAATGGTCTTAATAATGTAGCTAAAGAGTATATTCTTTATCGTGCTAAACATAGACCAAACATTTTCGGGAAAAGGACTAATTTAAAGCCTTATGAGTATCCTGAGTTGGTTGAATATGTTGACGCTATACGTCATTCTTATTGGGTACACACTGAATTTAACTTTACCTCAGATATTCAAGATTTTAAAGTACATTTAAATGAGGCTGAACAAACATCAGTAAAAAGAGCCATGTTAGCGATATCACAAATTGAAATCGCAGTGAAATCTTTTTGGGGTGATATCTACAAGAGATTACCTAAACCAGAGATTGGGAATGTAGGTGCTACATTTGCGGAATCAGAAGTGAGACACGCGGATGCTTACTCTAACCTTATACAGGTTTTAGGTTTAAACTCGGAATTTGAGAACATCTTAGAGGTACCAGCAATTCGTAGAAGAATTAAGTATTTAGAAAAAACAATAACAAACTCTAAAGCGGTTGAAGACAAAGAGTATTTCGAATCGATTGTATTATTCTCAATGTTTGTTGAAAATGTATCATTATTCTCACAATTTTTAGTTATTATGTCATTTAATAAACATAAGAACGTATTAAAAGGAATGAGTAATGTTGTTGAAGCAACATCTAAAGAAGAGAACATACACGCTGAGTTTGGGTTTGATTTGGTTAATACTATTAAGAGGGAAAACCCGCAATGGTGGACACCACAATTAGTAGAGGATTTAATTCAGTCAACTAAAGAAGCTTACCTTGCTGAGACTAGTATTGTTGAGTGGATTTTTGAGAAGGGTGATTTAGAGTTTTTAACTAAAGAAGAAACGTTAGAATTTGTTAAACACAGATTTAATAGGTCATTAAAGGCTATTGGTGTTGAAGAGATTTTTGAGGTGGACGAGAAAATATTAGAAACTACGGAGTGGTTAGATGATGAAATTTTAACAACAAAACATACAGACTTTTTTAACAAAAGAAGTATCAATTATAGTAAGAAGTCTAAGTCGGTAACGGAAGACGATTTATTTTAAAAATAATATTAAGCATGGAAGAAAGAAAACCATTTGATTGGATAAACGAAGAATCTATAACTTTTTTAAGGAGAGGTTATTTGAGTGAAGGTGAAGAACCTTTAGAAAGAGTAAGAACAATTGCTGAACACGCAGAAAAAATATTAGGAATTGAAGGATTTGCCGATAAATTTTATGGGTATATGAGTAAAGGTTGGTATTCTTTATCGTCACCTGTTTGGGCGAATTTTGGTAAAACGAGAGGTTTACCAGTTAGTTGTTTCGGTTCGAACGTAGGTGATAATATTGAGTCCATTTTATACACACAAGCTGAGGTTGGTGAGATGAGTAAAATGGGTGGTGGTACGTCAGGTTATTTTGGTAACCTTAGAGGACGTGGAGCTGACATTACCGATAACGGAAAAGCGCCAGGAGCGGTTCATTTTATGAACCTATTCCAAAGTGTTGTTGATAACATCTCTCAAGGGGCGACCCGAAGAGGACGTTTCTCACCGTACTTACCAGTGGAACATCCAGACATTATGGAATTCTTAGAGATTGGTACTGAAGGGGCATCAATACAAGACTTAACACACGCAGTTACTGTGACGGATAAGTTTATGGAGGAAATGATTGCTGGTGATAAAGAAAAAAGAGCTATTTGGGCTAAAGTAATTCAGAGACGTGGTGAGATTGGGTATCCATACATCATGTTTAGTGATACTACTAACAATAACGCACCTGATGTGTATAAGGATAAAGACTTGAAAATCTTTAACTCTAACTTATGTTCGGAAATTGCTTTACACAATGCAGAGGACGAATCTTTCGTATGTGTTTTGTCATCAATGAATGTATTACATTATGACGAGTGGAAAGATACGGATGCCGTTGAGACTATGGTATTTTTCTTAGATGCCGTTGTAAGTGAATTCATAACCAAAATTGATGACCTTAGAAATGATGGTACTATTGAAGGGAATAGAGCCTTTTTCTATTTAGAAAGAGCTTATAACTTCGCTAAACGTCAAAGAGCATTGGGATTAGGTGTTTTAGGATGGCATTCATTACTACAATCTAAAGGATTACCTTTTGATAGTCGTGAAAGTGCTAGACTAAACGTTGAGGTGTTTAAACACATTAAAGATAACTCATATACTGCTT